GGTGGTGCGGATGGGGTTACTCCCGCCCAGTTTCCTGCCTCTGGTCAAAGGGCAGGTGGCGAGCCGAGCAACGGGGGGATTGACAACCCCCACTTCCCTCATATATAATATGGGGGTCAACGCGGGATGGAACAGTCTGGTAGTTCAGCGGTCTCATAAGCCGCAGGTCGTGGGTTCAAATCCCACTCCCGCCCCCACGTCGCTGTGGCGGAATTGGTAGACGCGCTGGGTTTAGGTTCCAGTGTTTTTAACGTGAAGGTTCAAGTCCTTTCAGCGACATTGGTAGTCGTTAGGCAGATAGCCTAGAAAGACGCCAACTATCTGGCCAGGTAGTATTAAGTTAGCCTAGTCCGAGATTGGCACGGTCGTTATGATATGCTCAAACAGATTGCCTTTCGCAATCAAGCCTCTATCACGCAATCAAAGGCATGAAAAACTGGAGATTGCAACCCAATATGTTGGGTTTGCTCAAAACTACATGGTATCGTAGCAGATACATAGTGTAGCAGAGAGCATCTGCGGGGTTAGTTCAGCGGTAGAACGCTATCCTTCCAAGTTAGATGTCGTCGGTTCGATTCCGATACCCCGCTCTTATCCTTGAGGATAAATAACATGTCACTTATTTCACAAAGAGACAGAGAAGTTGCCATAGCAGCTCTTGAAAAATATGTTGCCGACGCAGAGAATACTGAGTATTATCTGGGCACACCAAATCATTCGTCATTTGAAATCAATGCCCTTCTCAACTGGATTAGACTTGAATATTTCAAACATGAAAATTAATCTATGGTATTGTGCTATTGTAAAGCAATGGCGCTGGTCTCTTACCGATAACCATCGCCCAATGGTTAGACAAGAAAGTGGTCAACAACCACATCTACGTGATGCTATGAATGACATAGCAAATACTGTAGAATACATGATGGATTGTAAGCAATCCTGATTTCATTCCCTTATAGCTCAATTGGCAGAGCACGGAGCTGTTAACTCTGGGGTTCCTGGTTCGAGTCCAGGTGGGGGAGTTGCTACTTGCGCTGGAGCTGATAATCCAGAATGCCGTAGCGAGATAGAGGGTAAGCCTCTGTTACATCCTTGAGGTGTATTACGCTTACTCCATCTAAACTCTTATAAATAAACACTAAAGGTCGAACATCATGACTAACTTCAGCAAGCAAATTGAGATTTTTATGGAAAGCGATTGCCGTTATTGGCATATTGCTCAGGCCCCCGTGCTTGCTCATAAGTGGAAACGATGACCGACATCTGACACATAAGCAAGATTTATCAGGGGGGCAGTTGACAAAACCGCCCCCCTATTTTATTGTAGATACATCGGTGGGAGACCCACCAGCACCTTGACAATTTAACTCTTGGGTCTGTAACTCAACGGTAGAGTAACTGGCTTTTAACCAGCAAGTTGTGGGTTCGAATCCCGCCAGACCCATATGAGAGAGTGGCTACTGTTGGCAATACGTGTGGCTGCGGTCTGTAAAACCGTTACATAAGAACCATCGGGGGTTCAATTCCCTCCTCTCTCACCTTGACCCATTAGTCTAGCGGTCTATGACGCCACCCTGTCACGGTGGAGATCACGGGTTCGAATCCCGTATGGGTCGTTGAGAGTCAGTATTCTAACTCTCACGCATTTCTTAGAGTTTGCCAGTGTGTAGAGAAATGTTGTAGCAACAACTGGAATTGGGGAGGGATTTCTAACCACCATCGGATGATGGCAGGATTCATAAGGCTACGAAGCGTAATCCGTAAGCAACTTCGTGTGGGATACCCCTCCCATCTGGTCCCATCGTCTAGTCGGCCTAGGACAACACTCTTTCACAGTGTAGACACGGGTTCGAATCCCGTTGGGACTATCTCGGGGAGTAGCTCAGTTGGTAGAGCACATGTCTGAAGAACATGGTGTCGGTGGTTCAACTCCACCCTCTTCGACCTTGGAACCGTAGCTCAGTGGTAGAGCACTCGGCTGATAACCGAGCGGTCACAAGTTCAAATCTTGTCGGTTCCACTTGGGAGAGCACCTTGGATGGTGGGTACGACGGTATCAGAGACGGTTCGATTCCGTTCATTGGCAATGGTGGTTCGATTCCACCCTCTCCCAACTTGGCAGTATAGCTCAGTCTGGCAGAGCACGGGTCTCATATTCCTATGGTCGGTAGTTCAAATCTACCTACTGCCTTGTGTCGTTAGTCTAATGGTAAGACAGGAGATTGTGGTTCTCTACATGAGGGTTCGATTCCCTCACGACACCCCGCCCCTATAGCTCAGTGGTAGAGCAACTCACTAGTAATGAGTAGGTCGTTGGTTCAAATCCGACTGAGGGCTTCTGAGGTCGCCAAGCGGTAAGGCAGCGGGTTTTGGTCCCGCCATTCGTGGGTTCGAATCCTACCCTCAGAATGTGTTGGGTTGGTGTAATTGGTAACATCTTGGTCTCCAAAACCAAAGTTCAGAGTTCAAGTCTCTGGCCCTTCGCCTACTCTCTTAGCTCAGTGGATATAGAGCACTTGACTACGGATCAAGGTGTCGTAGGTTCGAATCCTACAGAGAGTGTTTGGTATTGAATGTTACAATCTCAATATCATATATAAAATACGTTCATCCCTATGGGACGGAAGTAAGTCGCGGAACGGAACGTTCATTCGCTATAGCGAACGCAAACGACCGAAGGAACGCTCTTTAACCTAAACCATTAAGGAGAAAACCTAATGTCACAAGCAACTTATCGTGGTTGTCAGTATAATACTGATACCGCCAAGCAAGAATATCAACGCTGGTATTTGCAAACTCACGCACCAGCTCACCCAACCAATAAATATCGTGGTGTTGAGTATCGCCCTTGTAATAATAACAAGGAGGTAACACAATGAATTGGTTACTAGTTATTCGCAAACAAATTGAAAAGCAAAGAAAACTTCAAGAAGCTCAATATCATATGGCAACTCTTGGATAATTTTAAAGGGGGCATATGCCCCCTTTTTTTAATCTCTTTGTCTCCAGTCTTCTGGTTTGTCTCTACCTTCAGAGAAGAAATCAACGATGTCATCTACAGAATCAAATCTTCTGACACCAAATCTTTCGTTACCCAATCCACCGATATCAAGTTGATTTAGAAAATCATCCATGTCACCATCTTGCATGTCTGGATTTTCTGCCTTCCGTCTTGCTTGACGAAGCATTGTGCCAGCAGTGCGATTTGCTTTAGCTAGTTTTTCTGCCCAAATCATATCTTCTAAACCTACCGCTTCGTGTAAGATAATCTTTCTGCAGATTTCTTCTAAGCGTAGACGATATTGTGTAGAGAGCATATGTAGTCTCCATATAGGGTTATTTAGCATTAATCATTGATTCCAAATCATTGATTCTACTGAACTCTTCGTATGCTCGCTCAGACCTTTCGGATAGAATATCAGAAATATCATCAAGGATTACATCATTGTCAATGTATTCATCCAGATATTTGTCTAACGCTTCTTTTAGATAGCGTTTACGGTGCCACTCGGGTGAATATGGTTTGTAGTGTGTCATGACAAAACAGATATATGTGGCTAATTATAAGATATATATGTAAATTTGTCAAGAGGGATATGCGTGAGTCAATCCCCAAACAATAAAAAGACCAATAGAACCAAACAAACAAATACTACTAAGAATTAAACGAGTCATAATTGGTGCTCGACATACTCGTGATACATTTTTTTGATATCTTTATCTACATCAGTTAAACTATTCAAGGGAGCTTTGTATCCTTGACTAATAAGATAATCTATGAACTCATAAACATTTGCTTTGATTGGCAGACCTAATCTAACAAAAGACGACAAAAGGAAATGTCTTTTTTGCCACTTGTCATTCTTCTCTCTCCAATCATATGGACTAGTGCTTATGTGATTCATCTTTCATTTCCTCGTTTGCTAGTTTGAGAATGTAATAGATGATATAAACAGTGCCTGCTAATCCGATACCAAGAATAGTGATAACTCCCCAAGGTAAGTTACTCATGTTCATCCTCGTAAGTAGATGGTTCTTCAAATAACTCATCCATCTTTTGTTGGTAAACTCTTTCTCTTAGTTCTTGTAAATCTTCTTCCGTTAAAACAATCATTTGTCTTTTAATAATTCTTCTACTCTTTTACGCATGTTTGTGCTATCTTGCTTGAGATAATCTCTCAAAGAATAACCACGCTGCCCTTTCATAATACATGTTCCTTGATAGAACATGGTGGCAGCAAACACTAGAAGGGATGCTATTCCTATTATTTCAGGGTAATGTTGAGCCATGGTAGTAGTGGGGGAATTACTCCAATAAGTCGAAGCAAACCTTCAGCAAAAAGAGACAAAACAACCCAGCCAACACACATTGAGATAATTGAAGCATTACGATTATGTTGTCGTATTGCATCATCTATCATCTCCTTCACTTCTTCTTTGGTTACTTGTGTCATGAATTTTAGCGATACCAATAATGGGAAACATAACAAGGGCAAAGCATAGGATGCCCAAACTGATAGGGTTATTTAAGATTTCAACTATTATGTGAGTCATTTTTCTTTACATGGATGTAACACTCAAGTGGTTTTTGTGTCTCTGCGTCAAAGTTTTGATCTAAGTAAACACAAAGTTTCTCAATGATTTTTAGATATTCATCATGCATCCATTCGCTACCAGTTTCGTGATAGGCATAGTGCTTACATGCTGTGATAATTCGATTGACATCTCTGCTTGATAGGTTATACATATGGTTACTCTCTATACATTATTATGTCGCCATGTTGTCTGTGAAAATCAAGGTGCTTTTTGCCCCAAGGTATCACCCTCCATTCAGTTTTTCCATTCCAAAGTAAAAGGCAGATGTGAATGTATCTCATACACATGTAGTATAACGAGCTATTTAGATGAGTCAATATACTTATTAAGATTTGCTGACAAACGGGGGCTTGACAGGGGCGCTGGGATGCTATATACTATGTAAAGATTTACAACAGAATGTAACATGACTGTAACAACGAATGATCGTGGTCAACAGAACATGTGGGCAAAGGAGCCCACTATGGTTTACCAAGAATACAATCGCAAGGGTCTTCTGACTCCTATGCAAACTACGGAGATGTACAATGGACGCTGGGCAATGGTCGGTATTATTGCTGGTGCTATTTCTTATGCTCTCACTGGTAAACTCTTCTTCGGAGTCTTCTGATGACTGAAGTAATCTTTACTTTTACTGCGGTTGCTTTTTTCGTAACCCTGTGCTATGCTGTAGAACAACTCGCTGAAACTTATTAAGGAGAACTACTATGAAATTCGGATTCACCCCTGAGGCAGAGATCCTCAACGCTCGTCTGGCAATGCTCGGTTTCGTCATTGCTGTTGGAACATACGCTACTACTGGTCAGATTATTCCTGGCATTTGGTGATAACTTGACAAAATAAAATATCTTTGATAAGATGTAAGCAATTGCTTACATCTTTTTTTTAATGTCAGACTCATATGTTAATCAAAATTATGTCATAGATGAGTTGTTTCCTTGTCCAATATTGATAGTTGATGATTGCTGTAATCATCTTTTGGCAGATTTGGAAACATCTTGTAAAAAAGAAGTTGAAGAATATTCATTTAAAAACAATATTCTCTACGTTGATTCAACTCATACTTCATTTAAAAAATTAAATACATATCCATTTGATTCTTTGGGAGAATATATAAACCATTATTCTTTAATAATGCTTGGTGCTCAAGGATATAATATCAATGATGATACAAAATTAAGTATTGATATGTGGTGTAATGTATGTGAAAAAGAAAGTTTCCTATTTCCACACACACATTCAGGATCTATGTTATCTGGAGTTTTTTATGTAAAAACAAGTCAAGAAGATTCTATAATATTTTACAATACACAAAAATTGATTAGCAATATTTATAAAGCAAATAGTCCCACTAGAATTTCTTGTTCACAGACAACTTATAAATGTTTTCCTGGAACATTATTGATTTGGAATAGTGATTTATTACATGGAAATCCTAGAAGAGGATCGGAAGAAGAAAAAATCGCAATATCTTTTAATATATCATTCAACTAATTATTATTTTGATTGATAAATTATTCTTCGTGGAAATGTCAACCCAGATGAAGGTCTTGGTGTTGCCGTAGCATCTGGAGTAACGTAACCTGTAGTTTTTCTTAGTGTTTTTGGGAATAAAACATATGGTTGAGTTCTAGCATCAACCGCAGTGTAAGATCTATCAATCTGAGAATATCTTAGGGTGATAGTTCCTGTCATGATAGAAGAGTTTTGTGAAATATAATAATAAGTTCCAGGAGCAACGTTAGTGGTGTCCCAAATGATACTGCCTGATGTTGCTCCATTATTTGTAATGCCAGTTGTCACTACGTTACCAGTTCCAATAATTTGTAATGTTTTAATCCAAAATGGTTGACCAGGAGTGTTTACCGAAAACTCCATGATCTCACCAACTCTCACATCAAAGTTTTGATTGGATCCATTTCTCCCAAACAATCTATCTGCGTTTGATGTAAATTCATACGAAGTTGACCCTGTATTTGTAACATAATGTTTGTGATAGAAACCAGGAAACGTTCTTGAATAATTATAATTTGGTCCTGTATAACCATAGTATCTTAATAAATTTAGAAAGTCTGATTGTTTAAATCTTGGATATCTTTCTGCCAGACAAGCAATCATACCAGCTACTTGTGGTGATGCCATGCTTGTCCCACTCAACACATTCAAAGAGAACGAATTGTTTCTTGGATCTTTCAGTGTTTGTGATGTGTATACTGAAGACAGAATATTTGTTCCTGCTGCCCACACATCACATGTGTTGCCATGGGATGAAGAGTTTGCTTTGAATTCTACCCACACTTGTTCGGAATCTGGTGATGTTGTGCTCATTTTTAGGGCAGCAACTGAATCTATATTTCCTACGGTTATTCCTGCTGGAACAGCAGCGGGATCTGTTCCTCTCTTATAAAAATCTATAAATCCAGTATAGACTTGGGTGCTGTTTTGACTTTGGTAATTATAAACTAACGAATTATTATAATCTGGGTGCGTAGAACTCACACTGGTATCACCGTAATTTCCAGCAGCGGATACAAAAACAATACCATTTGATATCGCATCTTCAATATCTGCTTGATGCGATATTCCACCTCTAATTGGCAACCAAACACACCATTGTGATGATTGTGTTGGGTAGTTATTATATATGAAGGTGGTATATAATCCTCCCCAAAGACCATACGTTCCTCTTAGGATATTTAAATCTGATTGAGTATTTGTAAAAGAAACGTTTATATTTGATCCTCTATATCTAACTTGCGTTATTTGAGTGATGGGAAGTAGTGTAACATAACCATAACTGTGGTTGGTTATGGTTGGATTTCTTCTTCCAGTTGCTGGATTAATTGGTTTGTTTAAATGAAATGCTCTTAGCAGATCATACATTAATGATGGAGGAACCTTTGTTGTGCTGTAAGCGTACAGATTATAAATGTTTGCTTTTCTTGCCCACCCCAATCTATTGCCAACACAAGTTCCAGCTACGTGTGTTCCGTGATCTCCATAGTCTCCATAATTATATGTTGTTGGAACGGATGCGTCTACTACATCGTTATCAATATTCTGAACAGCATTTCTGTATAAACTCCACCAGTTAATTTGATTAACTCTACTGCCACCAGTGCCATCAGAATTTACTGCGAACTCAGGATGATTGATAGGAATTTCATCATCAACAATAACCACGTCAACGTTCTCTCCATTGAAAGGTATCGTTGTTGAAGCTGTTGCGTTTCCAGTTCTATCACTACCCCAAGTAGAATACCTTGCTTCGCCTAAACTATTTAAAAAATCAGTTCCTGCGTCATCTAAATCCAAAACTGCTCCTGGATTTGAGTGTGCTAATAACCCCCAGTTCAAATCAGTGTTTGAAAACCCAGCAGACTTTCTTGCGAACACTCCATTGTTTATGAATGTTGATCCAAGGGGAACTGCTACAACTCCCTTTTCTTCCATCGTAAGATCCACATCCCATACCCTGGGATCTTCTTTTAATTTTTCTGCTTCTTCTTTAGTCAGTAGATAGTGTGTATTTCTACTCAAGGGTCTTTTGTTTGTTCTTTCTACTGATCTATCAGGAACATAATCGTTGCCAGTAGCATCTCTCATCTCATCATAAAAGTTATCTAAGTCATCAAAGTTGTGTAGAGTTACAACATATTCTCTTAACGCATCACTATCATCTTGTTCTTTTGTGTGACAAGAAATAGTATTTGTGTTTAAATTTGACTCTCGTGACCCTCTTTCTAAGAGAATATCTTCTAAGTTCATATTAGGTTTCTAATTGTAGAACTGTTAACGTTACTGTAATTGCTGTGGTTGAACCACTTTTATTGACAACTTTAGCGTAGATATTCGTGGATGGTATTGTGTCATTATTCCACCCAATTGTGCCAGGAGTTATGATTGTTGTTTGAGCTGCCGTGTGAATAACTTCAGCGATTACACCTGCTCCTGGTGCTGGATCTGTATTTTCTGAACGTGAAGCATCGGATAATCTACTGCCAGTATCGGAATATAATGTTACCCATGCTGCTTCTGAAGTTTGAATCTTCAGTAAAGCATAAGACTTAAATCCGACAATTGTAATGTTTTCAGATGCT